TAAAAGTATCTTTTTTTGTATCTTCCTCATCGCTCATAATTTCTCCTATGGTTAAAATTAACGTAAAGCGTCATGCTCTTTTATACTTATACGCCTTTTAGGACAGAATACAACACAGGTTTGTATATTCTTTGAAGATTGTTTATTTTAACTTATTAAGGGCTTTTGCTGTTAGATAAGCGTTAACACTCAATCCTGTCTCTTCTGCTAATATCTTAATTTTAGCATGATTTTTATCCGACACTTTCCAGCCGTGATTCTTTTTTACTTCTCGCGGATCTTTTTTTGGCGCGCCTCTCATTATTTAACCATCTTGCTTTGTTCTATCTTTTTTAGGACATTTTTTATAACAGTCATTGTTGTTTTCTTGCCGTCACGGTAAACAACGTTTATAAAATAAACATTTTTGCATGTCATTGAAAGAGTTTGTTCAACTCGATATTCTTTGCCTTCAAATTCAAAGTCGTAAATATTTTCAAATTCTTTACTGCGTCTACTTGACGCATTACAAGGCGAAGTCCAAAAAAAACAATTTTTGTGTTTTTCTGCACAGTCTATTATTTCATTGCAGATTGATTTTATTTTCTTTAGCGATAGCTTTTTCATTTTCTCTTACTCCTTTGTTTGTTTTAGTTATGCTATTTTTTAATTGTCGTATGACAAGTCAGCAATATATGTTCCCAATTCAAAGCACCATTCTATAGCCTCTTCTTTGCTTGATGCTTTTACAAACCACAACTCCTCACCTTTTTTAACTTCACGTCCTAAAGCTGTAATATAATCGCAGTTATCTTCACAAGTTCCAATTACGGTTAGTTCTTCGTTTTTCTCTTCTAGCAGGTAGTACATTTTTCTTCACCTCTCATTGTTTAGGGCATTTCTGCCCTGTTGGTTATTAAAGTTCAATTTCAACGAAGTCGTGACCGTTTATATAGCAATCTAACTCAATTACTTTCACTTTATAACCCGTCTTCTCTATTTTTTTAAGCGCTGATTTTGCTATATAAGTCGAACCCAGTTGAGTTGTTACCATTACATTCACACCGTTGATTAATTGCTTTTTCATTTCTTCACCTCGTTAAGTTTGTTGTTGTTTCCCGTCTCTAATTATAGTATAGTCGATTAATGACTAAAAGGCAATACCTTTAATAGACAAAAAGTAAAGAAATGTGGAAAATAGTTTAATTTGAGGGAAGATTGTTTTTAGCCGACGCGGAGTTTGCGTTGATAATATCCAGCTAACTCTCTTACAGCATGAACTGCAGCATCGTAATTATTTGGAGATAATCCAGATCCATTATATGTACACATTTGGTCTTCTAGTTCTGGAAGGTGTCCAACTATATGACACCTGAATTGTTCAAATAGATTTGCAACTGGTTCTGCTCTTGCTATTTTACTACCAGTTGCTGTTATTCCTTTGTAGGCTACGTTTTTACCTTCTTTTGCATTCTTTACAATTGACTCAACCATACCGCCACCATAGTTTTTCTCACCTATAACCTTGTGTGCTGAGCATTTCCAATATAAATTAACTGATTCATTAGCCCACTCTGAAGGTGACCCGAATCTTGATTTATCAGAGAATATATAAAAGTGATCAAAACCATCATCTTCTTTTCTTTTTCCAACGGCAACAATTCCTATCTTATCTGGCTTCTTTCCTTCTTTCTTTATTTTTCCTTCATCTCCAGACGGGTCAATAGACACAACAATTCTATCTAGGGTTGCAATATCTAAACTTCTAACCCTAGTTTGCTGAATTAGTTCCTCAGTCCATAGAGCGCCCTCAACATTAGCTTTCTCTGGCTTCTGTCGATACTGTGACCAATAAACTGATTTAGGCGTTAAGATACTATCTTTGTTGCTGTCGTTGTGTTTTTTCTCCCACAACCACCCATCTGGTAAGCAGTGATCAATAGGTATTCCGTGTGTGTATGCTTCTGGATATTCCTCGGAACTGTCTATTATTACAGGTAAGTTTAAATGATGCCACTTTTGACCATTGCCGCCTTTAAGAAGAAAACCACTAAGATCATTTTTATGAACGCGCTGCATGATTACAATTATCGGAACTTCCTCAACAGCCAAGCGACTTTTAACAGTGTCACCAAAGCGCTTGTTTGAGTTTTCCATCTCTTCGCCGCCAGCGTCACCAGGTTTTGTTGGATCGTCAATAATAAGCGCACCAGTAAAATGCTCAGGTGAGTGATTCATGTGTCCTGCGCGGAATCCAGTAACCTGACCGCCTGTTGAAGTGGCATAAACACCACCACTCTGTTCTGTCCACCATTTTGCTTTAGAGTCGGAGTCATCCCGTGTTTTAACTTCTTTCATTTCTTGAAATTTAGCTGACTTAACAGCTGTTCTGGCTGTGGCTGAATTCTCAAGTGCTAAAGCTGCAGAATAGGAAAGGTGAAGGAATCGCGCCATAGGGTTTTCAAGAAGACCTTGAACAATGAAATTTATTACGGCTAATTCTGTTTTGGTGTAGCCAGGCGGGACATTTATGATAAGTCTTGATATTTCACAACGCCGGACAGCATCAAGCGCATCTTGTATTGCACGATGATGCAAGCTTATTATCATCTTCATATCAAAACGTTGCTTGAAGAAATAACGAGCGCAATACAAACCATCATTTACGCATAAATTATAGCGTATTTGGTTTTTCTCTGATTCACTAGCAATCGTCATCCGCTAATACTTCTTTAATTGCATCTTTTATTTGAGATGGATCAAGCTTATTCTCTACTTGTCCTGAGTGTTCTATTTTACTAACCTCATAATTACCCTGCATCTTATTCAACTCTTGAGCAATCTTAACAGGGTCGTGCAGCTTAATCTTCTCTATGGTCGCGGGCTCTGTAAACTCGTTCTCATCAATGCGTCTTGTTGTCAATTCTGCAAGAGCCTCAATGTTTCCATTATCAATAGCCTCTTGAATGTCAATACAGCCATTCTTAAGGAAGTTTGATTGATTGGCGGTAAACATGCGCGATAGCTTTTGTTGTATCTCACGGGCTGTAACTATGCTTGTATCAAGCGAATTTTGAATAACATAACTTGTCATCCAGTCGATTACTGGCTTAATGTCATGTTTTGTCATGTTTACGCTTGCTATCTGCCTTGCGCTTTCTTTTGAATATTTAGCCCTAATTGCGGATTGAGTCCCATTCCCTGTTTGAACGTAATAAACAACAAAATTTTTCTGCTTAGTATTCAGGCCTTCCCACAAAGCTTTCACCTCATCAGGCATAACAGAGAGATAATCCGGGTATTCAATTTTGTCGTCGTCGCTCATAGTTTACTCTCTAATATTAGCCTAGAATAAAACTCAAAATCTGTAGACCCTTCCGATAGTTGAAATGCACTAACAGGCGCTAATTCTCCAAGTGTATCTTCTGGCTCTGAATAAAAATCAGTTCCATTCTTATCTTTAATTTAAAACTCCTTCGTTTAAGTTCTGACCTTTTAACGTGGATGCCGTCACGGATGTTTTGGTCTACACTTGATCAAGATGTATTTCTGACACGATGATATAGAAAGGACTCGAGCCTTCACTTTCATCACGTTCTAAAATGTGAATGCGCGCTCACATCAAAGGCATGAATCTGCGTCTACCTTTCCGCCACTATACCATAAAATTCAACTTCCCTTTCCTTAACAAACCTTTCCCATGTGTAGGAGCGTAGTTCCCCGCGCCCCTCAATATAAGGTGCCTGATTAAAACCACCTTGTCAAATCCAAATTACACAACCACTTAACACTCAACGGAATTTAATTATTCCTGAAACTCGCAATCTCCATCAGCAGCGCAATTTTCACAGTCTGCGTCGGGGTGGCATTTACTTTTCATCATCAAACTCCATTATAAGTTTCGTTAGCTCGTTTTTGCTATGTCTCTTAATACATCGTTTTCTTTTCACTACTGCGTTTCCTGCTATTAGAATAACGCCTATTGCGGCGATACTAATAAATATATGTTGTTGATCCATCGTTGTTTTTCTTCTCTTCCTTGTGTGTGTCTATTCTTGTTCTGTTCTTTTTCTCGTTTTCTGCTACGCGGCCTAATCCTTCACTAACTTTCTTCGGTGAATGACCATCTCTCCATTTATCTGTCTTACCCATAGCATCCTCAAAATAAAAAGCCCTCAATCACAATCGAGGTGAGAATCGACTGCGACCAAGGGCCTCGGAAATTATCTATTGCGCCTATCTCACCTTGCGTTATAATACAATACACGTATTCGCTAATTTGTCAAATCCTGCTTAAATACCACACAACGTTAAAATCTTTTACAAATTTGTTTAAACAGGGTTGTATGTATTTATGATTGCAACTATTAGTAGAGGTATCGAGAAGTGATAAACAATTAACTAAACGAGGTGAGAAGATGAAGCACGAACTATCTGCTGTAAATAAGTTTAATGTAAACGACGCTGTGATGGTGAAGTCAGTCACAAACCCAACAAGAAGAATGGATGCAATGCCATACGACAAGCCACTTAGAGTTATAACTGTAGGTGGTGACGGTGGGGCTTATGTTACTAATTCAGCCGGAGATATAAAAGAAATACACAGAGGTGATAAGATTGGAGTCTATAAGAGGAAACAATTTTGCTGGATTAAATGGTGGAAATTAGAACTAAACAAGGAGCCACTAACATGACAATTAATAAAGATAAGATGTTCGAAAAATGTTATCAGCAGGGAAAAGAAATAAAGTTGCTGAAAAGCGAGAACAAGCGCAAAGCTGAGAAGATTAAAAATCAATATGAGGCTTTACAAAGGTACGAAGAGAATCAGATGCATAGTAATTTATACGATTCTGAGCGTGATGAAAGAAATATGTGTATTGCTGATGAGTTGAATGATACAGTTTTATTGCTTAATCAAAATGGTTTATTTATTGAGTCTAATAAAGTTATAGATATAATCAAAAAACTAAAAGGAGAATAAAAATGCTAGACTATTTAAAAACAGACCAAGAGCAGCGCGATTACAGCAAAAAGAAATTGCCGGAACTTCACGAGCGCTACAACTATTTACTTGGTAAACTCAACAAAGTCGCGGTTAAGATCGAGCGTCATGAATCTATAATTAATAGCCAGGTGGGGAACTAATGAAACTTAAAGATATAGTATGTGATTTTGAGTTGGCGGAGAAGTTGGATAAATTAGGTGTAAAATGTAAGAGTCTTTTCTACTGGCACGTATGTAATAAAAAGGGGATTGTTAAGGCATCAAGTAATACTCCACAATCACCAAAACATGGAGTAACATATCATTCTACGATTGTTTACTCAGCTTATACGGTCGCAGAGCTTGGGGGGATGTTGCCGAGTGCAATTAAGAGTAAGAACTCGTCGACTCATGTGATTAACTCGTATAAATTATCTGTCAATGATAAACATGTCAGCTATCTGAAACATATATGTAGTGAAATTGGTGACTTTGATAGTGTTATTGATGACATAAAAGAAGCCAACATGAAAGCAAAACGGTTAATTTGGTGTATCGAAAACAACCACGTAAACGTCGAGGAGCTGAACAATGGATAACAGATTCTTATTTAGAGGTAAGCGGGTTGATAATGGCGAGTGGATAATAGGCCACTTGGTCAGTTCTGAAATAGATGGAATTATTAAAATATTTCATGAAGATGAAGAAAGCACAACGCTTGTTCAAGTGGTCGAAGATACAATCG